TGACACTGGTTTCGTTTTGGTGATCCATCTTCATTGTTTATTGATTGATGAACTACTTCACAAATTGTATTTGGGTATGATATGTGATTAACTCTATTCATTACTACGTCTGCTACAGCCATAGCGTCTGCTAGAGACGAAGCATGAGTTTCGAAATATATGTTGAGAGCTAAACAATTTATCTGTTCTCCATCATACTTAGATCTTTCATCCGCCATAGCGAATGAAAAGATTGTTACGCAGGATACTACGATTGACATATTTAGAATTAACACGAACGACATGTTAAGTGTTTTAGCGATACGTTTCATTTTACTGCCTCATTTTTTATAGTACTAATATATACTATAATTCAGGAAAGTAAATGGTTATTTTTTCTTTTTTTCAACCTGTGATAAATATGTTACATTTTCTTCAACGGTTTGTTTCTTGCCACAGCCGGGACAGTGAATAAAACCCTTTGGTGTCCACTTATCTTCCATCGTGGCAAGAGTAAAATAATATTTGCAACAGTTACATGTTAGATGCCAAATAATTTCCCTATGCGCTTTGAACATCTTCTAGCTTCTTTATACCGAGTGCCCAGTTTTCTGCTGCATCCTCAACATAACGAAGTGATTTACCTGGAAAGTCTTCAGTAAAGAACATCTTTTCATTATTATCAAAGTACTTAATATAAGCTTGCTCTTCTTTAAAATCAAAGTGAACTTCAGCATGTCCTTGACCGTGATCCGAGTAATAGGTTGAAATCTTACGTCCCATTCTTTCCTCCTTTTCCAGTGTAAAAATTTTACTTATAACTTTGCCAATTTCCTTGGCTAGTTCCATATGTTCTTTTTGTGTACCATTTGCAGATCTTAGTTCGATATAGTGAACCCATGATCTAATTGTACCATTCGCATATAGTTTCGAAACGGTATTACCTTCCGGTAATACAGCTCGAGCTTGTTCTTTTGCTATTCCATTTTCAATAGCCCACTTATAAGCTTCTTTTGCTTGACGTATCACTTGATTCTGCATGCTTTTCCATTTCATATCAAGCGCTATGTCTTCGACTTCTATACTGTTTTGTCGATTCTTAGTGTCTTGAAGTCTAGCTTCTCTCATAACAAAAGTATCATCAAGATCATTAGGATCAGCATAACGCTGACTAAACTCTTGAAAAGAGAATGACCTGTGTCTAAGGAATTGTCTCGCGATGTCTCTCGTGGTTGTGACTTCGAGTGTTGCTGACGCCATTTCGAGCGGGCTCCAGTGCTTATGCCTAATAAGATACCGGATGAGTTTTTCTGACGTCTCTTTGTTGTTTTGGTTTGATGGGTTGGATACACGCGCACAGAAGGCGATGAGATCTTTGGGGGTATCGAAGTCATTCATAAACTCCTCTGATGGTTGAGTATAACCTACTAGTCTTACTTTCAATGCAGATGTCCTTTTGGGCTAGAATTTTCAAATGTTTTTATTTGATCTTTAAAACTGCCGATAGCATCAATCATTAAGTCATAATCTGTTTCGTTCAGCATAGTTCTATATATGCTTAACCCTATAGTCGATAATACTGCTGCTAACATTAATGGATCATGATCACTTTCAATCAGCCCAATTGTTATTCTTAAATATGACTCGTATACTGACTTAAAAGACTCTTCTTCAAACTCTTCCCAATTCATTGCGCATCTTTCATTACGTAACCGTTCTTTAAACTATTAAGGTAATTCTTGCCGGAGATCCTTTGTCTAATAAAGGGTTTATTGGTTTCATCTGTTTTTGGGTTTTTAATAGTAAGTACTATATCTTTACCCTGCGACAGTGCTTTCTGTTGATTTAATACTCTCATAATTGAAGACTTATATCCTTTCTTCATAAGTCTTTTAGTATTAGTAGAAGTGTTTGCGTGGATACCTTGAGAAACGTTTCCACTAGATTTTCCACCTTTAGTCTTACCCATAATTAACCTTTCTATGTTATAAGGTTGCTCCACTTTAGCAACTTTTGTTTCTTTACATTACTTCTTTTAGTAATATCTTCCCAGTTTAAATATCCATGCTGTACAATTAAATCGATCATGCAGTAGATATCGCCTACTTCTTCTAAAAGTTTTTTATTCCATTTATCATCTACGGCAGCATTTCTTAATATCTTTGAACAGACCTGTGTTAACTCACCACATTCTTCAGCGGTTATAACAAAGAGCTGTTGGTGTGTATCTAATGTCTTCATAGCTTAAAATCTACAAATTTTTTCACGTCCATACCCTGATCAGATTTGTCAAACACTGGCGTATCATCTATGAGTGTTTGTTGATCTTCATGAGCATCAAACAGCCTCATCTTTGACCTATCTACACCGATTACAAATCTTTTCTTATATGTTGGATCATTGTATCTATTCTTCAATTGTTTGACTGCAAGTTGTCCCATGCTTTCAAGCTCTTCTGTCGAGATAAGGGCGAACATGAGATCCGCGGTTGCTGGTAATCCAAAAGACTCGGACGTATCTTCAAGCCCAATATCCGAGTTAGTATAACCAGAACGAGTCGTCTGTGTTGCAGATACGATCGGTACGTCAAACTCCACCGCAAGGCCTCGTATCTCTTCAGCAATTGCTTTAATGTAGTTGTATGAGTTGATCGCACCTCCCATTCCTTTCATTCTACTTGATGCGCAAATATTGAGATAGTCGATGTATATAATATCCGGTTCAAAAGTTCTTTTCAACTTTAGCTCGTTTAACAAAGCACGAAAGTGTCCGGTGTGAGCCGAGCCAGTAGGATACTCTTTAATGATTAACTTACCCTCTGTCTTTTTAGATAGACCATGAACTCGTTCCGCAAACATTTCTTTACTGAGATGTTCAAGCTGATTAATGGGTATATCAAGTAAGTTAGCATCGATACGTTCAGCGATTCTTTCTTCCGCCATTTCCATCGTAAGATACAAAACATTCTTACCTCGATTGAGATTTGAGGCTGCACAGTGACACATAAATAAAGACTTACCAACGCCGGTACCAGCAAGACATACGTTTAGAGTCTTATTTAGTAGACCACCCTTTGTAATCTTGTTGAAGTAGTCAAGATCAAACTCTAATCTTTCTTCATCACGGTGATAGAAGTCCCACCGTTCTTCAAAATTTTCGATGTAGTCATGACCGATATTACGATCAAAAGAAACACCGAGCGCTTTTGATAAGATATCCGGTAGAGCATTTTTTGTAAGAGTCTTATGCTTACCGTCAATGATGTTAATTGACTCCATAACAGCATTGTAAAGAGCACGATCTTGACACCACTTCTCGGTAACGTCACTTAACCATTGATCGTCGGCTTCTTCTCTTTCAAATAGACTTGGAATTATTTCTACTGCGTGGCGATACTGTTCTTCATTGAAAACATCGGCTTCATCAATGTCAATCTTAAAGGCTTCCGCGGTTGGAAGCTTATTATATTTTCCTACAAATTTTCCAGCTTGTGTAAATAATGTTCGATAAATGCCCTCAAAGTAATCTGGTTTAACGAAAGGCAAAACCTTTCGCATATATTTTTCGTTAGTTAAAATGTTTTTTAGAACAACTTGTTCTATATTTGTATTCATTCAACCTCTCTTTTAATTATCTGGTCTTTTTCAACAGCTCTTTCAATTATTGATACGAGGATGTCACCACAAAAATTTTTAAAGTCTTCGTCATTTGAGTCTAGAGATTCATCCGGCGTAGAGACAATATCATAATCAAACTTTAATATTCCTACATCATTTATTGGATCATCCTGTATTCTAAGGGATCCATACGTTATGACGGTCTCATTGTATATACCTTTTAGAATTCTAACGTTCCAGTTCTCATTGTCGGATGGAATAAGTTCATAATGTTCATTCTCAATCATACTTCTTCCTCAACAATGGATTCCATTGATACTTGTTCTTGGTGTCCTATAGAATACTGTTTCTTTAAAAAATCTTTGAAATCTGTTTCCGCGAAGATCGGATCCCAAAATTCTTTTTCTAGAGTCTGCTCTTGTCTGACTTTCGGACCGACCTCTCCAGTTTGTCTGTCAGTTCTAGCATACCAACCGTTAGAAGGTTTAGTAACATAACCACCGGCAAGAGCAACATCGAGTAAACCAGAAAAATTACGTACACCACCGTCCCAACTAACAGTGATAGGAATCTTAGACTTTTCTTTAACATATCGTGATTTCTCCACATTGATTACGAAGTGATACCCTTGAATTTCTGTACCCTTCTTATCTTGTTGACGACCTAGAATCCAAATGTTATCAGCTGAGTAGTATATACCTGTACCACCGCCAACAACATCACGAGGAAACAAACCTATTTCTTTATAAGTATGGTTAACAGCAAGAAGAGGGATATTCTTCATGGCTAGATAGGGTGTACACATACGAAACAACCCTTTCAGTGCTTTAGCCCTTGACATATCAGCAACTGATTTTTCATTCAGTGCGTCTTCCATTTCTTTCTTAGACGCTAAGTTACCGATTGAGTCGATAACTATAACCACTTTATCTTCACGATCAAGTTCTTCAAGCTGACCGATGAGATCAAACTTTAATTCTTCTACGTTTGTGATTGGTGTGTGAAGTACTCGTGATGTATCAACTTCAAATTGTTCGAAGTAAGCTTCAGGTGAACCAAACTCGGAATCATAAAATAACATAACGGCTTCAGGATACTTCTTCATATAAGCTGCAGCCATTAGTAACGCAAATGATGTTTTAAAATGTTTTGAAGGGCCAGCAAGAACTGTTAGCCCAGGTGCTAAGCCACCATCTACTGAACCAGATAACGCAACGTTAATCATCGGTACGTCAGTTGGTACCATATCTTTTTCAGTAAAGAATTTAGACTCAGAAAGAACTTCGGTGTGACTTAGCTTTGAGTTCTTTTTGAGCTTGTCCATAATCG